GAACAAGCCAACGAACAAAATTGCCGCCGGTTTGCTCTTTATGCGGGGAAGTCCCGTTTTTGGTTCGCGGCATAACTTTCCGGCCGAAGTGCCGAAGTTCACCGCCGACTTTTGGATCAAATAAGAAGACTTACCGGGTGCAAATTCGAGGTCAAAAAAGTTCACTAGTGTAGCCCCTACCTCAGGATCGCCATCTCCCCACCGACGACACTCGGTGGAGAACGGGACAATCAGGTGGCGAATAAACGTTGCCGCCGCCTCGCAACGCGCTGACGACACCTTATCTGCATTAAATCATTGATATCCGTGCAGATTCACGAATAGGATTAATTGCTATGTGAAGGAAAATAAACCTATACAAAGCTTCTTGGCTCCTGCACAGTGAACGCAAAACAGGAGGGTGGGATGAAAAACGAGCGAGAGTTCTTGGTGGCGCTGGCCCTAACGATCGGTCTCGCAATCTTGCCAATGACCGGCTGGATCTATTGTTCGTTCGCAGCTGCGCTAGCCGCGTTATGCGCCCGAATAGCCTATCTGTCCCTCAACCAAATTTGGGCAAAGGCGTTGGGTAGCACTGTCGCCGTTACGCTCGTGGCATTGGCGACAATTCCCCACGCGCTTTAACTCGCGCAATCGTCCACGCGAAACCAGCTTGGTGCCGGCGCCTCTTGTTTTCGAGCCTGTTGCTCGGCCCGGTTACAAGCGGGTTACACTTTGTCTATTCGCCTGTAGCTCAACCCAGTTTACGGAAATTCCCTTCAGTTCAAATTCCCAAGATTCACGGGAGTCGCTGCGAACGCGTCGCGACGGGTATTTTGGTGCAATTTCGTCAACTACTATGCAGTTGAATGACAAAGCAATTTCTCGTTTGACATGGTAGGGGTCACAGGTTCGATCCCTGTCGCGCCCACCAGCCAGTCCTGCACTCCTGCCCAGCCCCAATTTCGATCGCTAAATATCAGGCGTTTTCGGGTGCTTAGCGATTCAGGAGACGCGGTCCGGCGTCTCCGCGCGCGCCAATCGGCACGGAACAGGGCCATTTTCCCCGCGCTTTCTCCCGGCCGATTCCAAGAGTGTGCTTTTGCCTGTTTACGCCCCAATAACAGGTGTTTTTCGCGCTCGCTCCTGTCCGCAAGATGCAACAGAGACGGAGAAGGCGAGGAGCGACGGGCACGTGTCACGAGCGCGTGCCCAACTGACTCGGTCCGGGAGCGACAAAGAACAGGTCACGGAACAGGGGCGTATCAGGTCAATAACAGGTGCGGATCCCTTGCAATAACAGGGCGCACTCGACCGGTTTCCGCCTGATCGCGCCAGGCGGATGAAGACCTATCCGAACGTGGCGAACATCTCCCGCTGCTTCGCCCAATCCATCGGCATCTCGTGGCGGATGAGCGCTCCGAGCGTGAGCCGCTTCGGCTGAACGCCATCAAGGATCGCGGTCGTAAGGTCGGGCGTCAGGAACGCCAGCGGCAGGAGCTTGGCGGCGTAGTGGTTGCAGAAGCCGAACTTCAGGGCCAGATCGCGCACAGAGTTGGCTTCGCCGGATGCGAGTTGGCCCGCCCAGAGGCGCGCAAGACAGATGGCGCGTAGGAGGGCGCGATCGACCCGCGGCGCCGGGTTCTTTGCACCGGGAGCGTCGATCACAATTGCTGTCTGACGGTGCTTGAGCCGGATGCCAATCGTCAGCTCGATCCCTTCGTCGATCCTCCGGACGGCGGCGTGCTCGAGGTCTTGGCTGGCAGACACAGCGTCGGCACGCAGAAGGATCACGACGTGGGTCTGGCTGACAATGACGCGCAGCAGCGCCGCATGGACCCGAGCCTCGATCGGATCTCCGGGCCGCCAGTTCGCCGACAGGGACGCGGACGCCCGCTCGACCACGAATCGGTCGAGCACACCGGCGCTCAGGCGTGCGAGCGAGCCCGCAACCTTGCCGTCCTTGTGCAGTTCGGCACTCGAGACATAGTAGCGGTAGCGCTGGCCTCCGCGTGTCGTGTGGGCAACGCGCATCTTGTGACCCTGGTCGTCGAACACCAGGCCCTGCAGAAGATTGCCGGCCGCGATCTTGGGCGTCCCCGGAAGGTCCGGGACATTGGCGTCCAGCCGGGCGCGCACGGCCGTCCAAGTCGCCTCATCGATGATCGCGGGATGGGCGTTCTCATAGCGAAGCTCGCGGTGGCAGATCGCACCGCGGTACACGGGATTCGAGAGCAGGTGATAGAGGGCTCCGCGGCTGAACAGAGCGCCGCCGACTTCCTGGCCCTGCTTGTTGATCCAGCGCTTGGAACGGACGTCGCGTGCCTTAAACTCGGCGGTGAGCGCAAGCACTGATCCCAGTTCGAGATAACGTGCATAGAGGTGCCGGACGAGTTCGGCTTCGCCGGGATTGACCACCAGCTTGCGTCCTTGTGCGTCGTAGCCGAGTGGCGGCCGTCCGCCCATCCAGAGGCCCTTGGCCTTCGAGGCGGCGATCTTGTCGCGAATGCGCTCTGCCGTGATCTCGCGTTCGAACTGGGAGAAGGAGAGGAGCATGTTGAGGGTGAGCCTGCCCATGGAAGTGGTGGTGTTGAAGGCCTGCGTGACGGAGACGAAGCTTACCTTGTGCTGGTCGAACAGCTCGACGATCTTGGCGAAGTCGGCCAGCGAGCGCGTCAGACGGTCGACCTTGTAGACGACGACGATATCGACCTCGCCGCGGCGGATGTCAGTCAGGAGTCGCTGCAGGGCAGGGCGGTTGGTAGAGCCGCCGGAGTAGCCGCCATCGTCGTATTCGACCGAGTTCGCCGTCCACCCCTCGCCTGCCTGTGACTGGATATAGGCCAAACAGGCTTCGCGCTGGGCGTGCAGGCTGTTGAACTCCTGCTCCAGACCTTCGTCAGTCGATTTGCGTGTGTAGATGGCGCAACGGATCCGGGTCATGCCTTGCCGCCTCTCTGCTTTAGACCGAAGAAGGCGCGACCGTTCCACTTGGTGCCGGTGATGTGCTGGGCGACCTTGGACAGGGAACTGAAAGTATGCCCGCCGTACAGAAAGCCATCGGTGAGTACCGCAACCTCGTGGCGTTGACCCCGCCACTCGCGCACCAGCGAGGTGCCGGGCAGGAGCGACGTCGCTGCGGGCGGTGAAAATTGTCGGTCGGCCATGAAGCGTTGACCGAGTTCATCGATGCGCCGCTTGGCGGATGCCGGGAGATCGAGTGAGTGCTCAGACTGGAGTCGATAGGCGAGAGCACGGGCGAGCAGTTCGCGCGAGCGGTAAGCTGGCGGCTCGCCCCAGCGCGTGCGCCACGCGGCTCTGAGAGAGTTGAGGTCGTATGAGCGGAGGCTTTCGACTTCGGCGGCGAGCGAGTTGTGCGTCTGGTCGTTTTTGGTCATGGGAGGCTTTCGGCTGCGGGCCGCGCACTGCGCACCGCCCTCACCACCGAAAGCCCCGCGTCAACTCGCGAGGCATGTCTGACTGGCCGCCAGCCAGAGCCCCACTGACGCTCTCATCGTAGCCGAAGTCCAGTCCCTAGTTTGCGTCTTCGACCAGGCTCCAGCCGTCGTTTTTTAGGCAATCCTGGGCGTCGCGCCATTTCATGCGAAAAAGCCCATCTGGGGAGATCTGGAACTTTTCACCAAAACTCGTGAAGTGATCTGACGCGCCGAGGTTGGACCGCAGGACAACAATTTGGTCCTCATCATTGGTGCGGCCCTTCTGGGCGCGCTGGCGCTCCGATTCCTCGCGCATGTAGGCGAGAATCGGCGGCTCATCTGGATAGCGATTGAACCACTGAAGCGCCTGGGACATCGAGTCGACCTGATCACTGTAACGCCCTTTCGGAAAGGCGATCACTTCCTGCAGGAAGTCGTCCAGCCACGGCGCTGCGTAGGGAACATAGACATGGCCGTTGGCGATCAGGCCGGTCTGTGCATGCAGGCGCATGACCTTGTCGCCGATGGGCTCGACCGCCTCAATGTTGCGCACGCCGAGATGTTTCAGCTCGGGAATAAGCAACTGGCCCGAGGCCTTGTCCTCGATGAGGATGACGTCAGGCTTCGGGCATCCGCGATACCCGCCCCGCGCCAGAGCGAGCGCGGTGTTGCAGAGGCCCGAGAACTCGAAACGGCCGCGAATGACGTCGATCAGGTAGATGCACTTATCGGCGATGCCCCAGAACGTGAACACGCTAAAGCTGCTGAGCTCTGTACCCTTGTTGGCCGTGTCGACGCTAAGGATGTATTGTTCGAAGCGCGGCGGCGCGCTGAGGTCAAAGCGGCGCAGCTGATCGAGCTTGACCATGTTGCCGCCGGGCGGAACGGGCGCCTGCTGGAACTGGGCCGAGAAGTACTCCGGTCCCATGTCGCGGCGATAACGTTCGAGAACCTCCAGCGGTTCACGTGCCGGGTGAAGCGCTTCCCCCTCGCGGCGGCAGTGTGTCCAGGTACCCAGCGCCGAACGGATGACATCAACCTCGTCGTCCGTGGCGATAGCCGCGAAGCGACGGATCTTCCAACCCTCGAGGCACATCACATAACCGGTCATGTCGTCCTCGTGAAGTCGTTGCATTACCAGAATGATCCGCCCGCTTTTCTTGTCGTCGAGCCGCGTGAACACGCTGTGCTGCAACCAGGTGTTGGCGGTGGTGCGCAGCTGGTCCGACAAGGCTTCGTTGGGCTTAACCGGATCGTCGATGATGATGTAGTCGGCGCCGAGACCGGTCAGGACGCCGCCGACCGAAGTCGCCTTCCTGAATCCGCCTTCGGTGGTCTCGAAGTGGTCGGCGGCCGTGCGATCGGGGTTGAGCCGCGTCCTCGGAAACAGCCTCTTATACCACGCGGACTGCATGACCTGCCGCGTTTGGCGTCCGAACAGGTCGGCGAGTTCCTGTCCGTAGCTGGCGCAGATTATTTTCGTCCTGGGATCGTGGCCGAGGAGCCAGGCCACGTAGGCGACGGAGATGATGAGCGATTTGAGATTGCGCGGCGGCAGGTTGATGGCGAGCCGCAAAATCTCGCCGCGCCGTACAGCCTCCAGCGTCTCGGCGAGCACATGGATATGAAAGTTGTCGAGATACTTCTCCCCTAGGAGCTCGACAAAGACGCGCTCGACGAAGGTCGCGAAATCCACCCTCGTTACGGCGTCAAACTCAGCCTGCTTCAGATTGATCGGACGTTGGTCCATTGATCTCCTCCATGAAGATGGCGCGCAGGCGCGCGATCGTGCGCTGCGCGATTTGGGCATCGGTTTCGGAAAGCTGGTCCGATGACGAAGTCTGCGCCGTCTTGGCTTCGGTCTTGCTGGCAAGGTCGAGGGCGAGCTTTGCCAGGTGTCTGTCGCCGGACGCGCCCTTGTTGACGATCTGTTTGGCGGTCGCATCGAGCTTGGTGATGCGGCGACGCTTGCCTTGCTCGGTGACCGTGACTTTCTCGGCGAACGCGCTTTTGATGGCCTCACCGACCGATTTTGACTTGCGTGGCCGGCCGCGCCGGTTGCCTGATTGGCCCTTGGCAAAGCGGCCCGTCCCGGAGTCGCGGCCGTCGTTGGAAGTGTCACCGGTCATGGCAGGCTTCCTTCGCACGCGCTGCCGCGACCTCATCGAACGTGCGCCCATCGCCCTCAAGGATTGCCGCCTCGCCGGTCCAGCGCTGCCAGCGACGCACCGCCGTGTCGACATATTGAGCGTCGATCTCGATGCCGTAGGCACAGCGACCGACCTTCTCGGCGGCGATCAACGTCGAGCCCGACCCCATGAAGGGGTCGAGCACGATGTCGCCGCGGCGCGACGCGTCGAGCAGAACGTCGACGATCAGCGCAACGGGCTTCACGGTCGGATGCAGAGCCAGAAGGTCGCCTTCCTCGCCGTTGCGGCCGAAGGTGTTTATGCCGGGATAACCCCACACGTTCGTGCGGTTGCGCCCGAAGCGCCCGAGCTGGACATTGTTGAGATGCTGCGCATCGCCGTTGCGGAACACGAAGAACAGCTCGTGTTGGCTACGATAGAGCGAGCCCATCCCGCCGCGGTCCTTCGACCAGACACACAGGTTCACGAATTGGCTGTAGGCGCTGCGGCTGGCCGACATAACCTCGAAGACGTGCCGCCAATCCATAGCGAGGTAGTGAAGGGAGCCGGGACGGCTGTGCGCCGCGAGCGACTTCATTACGGTCGCTAGGAACGCGATAAACTCGGTCTCGGACATTTCGCCAGAAGCCATGGCGAACTCGCGATGGACGACCGAGCCCTTGCCGCTGACGTTGCCGAAAATTTCGACGTTGTAAGGAGCATCCGTGAACACGATGTCTGCGAGTGCGCCGAGCATAAGGCGCACGTAACTCTCCGGGTCGAGCGCGTCAGCGTTCAGCAGACGATGCGCGCGCATGATCCAGACGTCACCTGCACGGCTTACCGTCGGCCCAGGGGCGGGTAGCTCGTGGTCGCGGTCGTCCGCAGCTGCCGAGCCCTCGGCGTTGAGGATCAGCATATCGATCTCGGCGACGTCGAAGCCGCTCAGAGTCAAATCAAAGTCGAGGTCCTGCAGCGTCAGGTCACGCAGGATCTCGCCCAGCTTCTGCTCGTCCCACATGCCGCGCTCGACCAGACGCACCTGGGCAATCATGAAAACGTCGGCTTCGACCTGTGTCAGGCCTGGCAAGATGATGACGGGGATCTCGGAGAAGCCGGCCTCCTTGGCCGCTTCCAAGTACACGCTGCTGGACAACGAAAGCAGTTCTGCAGTGGCGATGATCGGAATTGGGCCCAATTTGCGGAAGAGTTTTGCGAAGCGGCGGCGTTCGGCGCGGCTGTAGATGCGCGCGTCGCGCGGATTCAGTTGGATTTGGTCGATGGGTTCGAAAACGAGACTTAGCTTTGTGTTGTCGTTCTGCTGGCTCGTATGGGAGTTGGCCGCGGTGGATGCTCGCGGCATTTCAGGTTGACGACGCTTTTCCATGACTGCCTCGTGTTGGCGTTACGAGGCATCTCATTTAAAGACGAATTTTGTGCGGAAATACCGGAGGCATTTCCCAATCGCAGAGATAATTCCTAGTTCAAGCGTGAGTCGCGGTGGGCGAACCATAGGCGGTCGATAGGTGACAGTCCGTCGGGGCGCGAGAGACTGGGAAAGTACGCGCACATCTGTTTGAAGTTTGCGGCTTCCGCTCGGCGGACAGCGTCAGCCTCATAAAAAATCCGGCGCAGAGTCTTTCCACGAATCTCCTGCGAAATTGCGTAAAGTTCATCCGTTCCTGCGGGTTCGCCGACCGGTTTAATTTTCTTCGCATCGAACCAGACGAAGAAGCCTGACTTGCAGATTGCGCTTATCGATTTGCTCGTCCTGAGCTTCTCGGCTTGGACGAGTGCCCACACGTGCATGTATTCAGCGTGCTCGTAGAATCCGGGGCAACCCGGATCACTCGGATTCCTAAGCTGCCGAGGTTTACGCATCTCGCGAAACTCCAAATTCGCCGACGCAGCAGCAATTGACACGCGCCGAATCGCTACTCTATCGCCAAAGTGTATCTCAGTCGCAAATAATTGCCGATTGAGTTGGTGCCCAAAGTGTGAGCTGTCCCCGGTTTTGAAGACACCGAGTTAGGTGTTTTTATGGAACCGGAGGTGGGTCATGGAAAGACGGAAGTTTACACGCGAGTTTAAGCTTGAGGCCGTGAAGCTGATC